ATGCTTGCTTTCATAAAAATATACCCCCCTATGTTTGTTCAGAATTTGGTAAGGGGGTCATTTCTATGTCAGTGCCTACTAACACTTGGATAGGATTTATATCCCCCTCCCCTGTTGGTGATCCATTGTGCGAAATAGTATGCAAATGGCTGGCAGTGGGATCGCCAAAAAAAGGGTGGTGCCCCTCGGTGGGGGGTCGAGAATCCTGATTTTCCTGGTGCTCCCCAGGAAGAGCGCTGGCTGGTTCGGCTGCTGCCTGGTCGCTGCCTGGTTCCTGGTCTGTTGTCCTGGCTGCCTGGTATTCAACATCCTGGGAGCCGTTCGCCTGGGTGATCTCTGCCAGGAGCTCGGCCGCTGATCGCTTGGTCTTGGAATGCAGGGTCTTGGAATTATTGATTGCTGCCTGGACAGCATCCATCAGCTGGGCCTTTAGATCTGCAGAGTTCAGGCTGTGGACTATCTCCCTGCGCTCAGAGAATAGAGCCACCTCTGACATCTTGCCCACGAGCTCCAAGGCTTTGAGCTGTTCGGAGGGTTTGAGCTCATCATTGAGAGCCATGCTGGAGAGCTTTTGTACTGCCATCTCCCTTAAACGAGCGGGTAAAAGATATTCCCTCACCTCCTGAGCCGCTTCCAGGGCCTGTATGTAAGTGGCCACTGCTGGGGTCTTGGCCACCTTCTGCGCTTCTGCTGCTGCCGTGGTTCTTTTGCCGTCCGTATTGTAGGCCCTGCGGTATGCTTCTGTCTTATTCCCAGTTTCTACTACTGCCTGAGCGAAGGCCTTCTGCTTCTTGGTAAGCTTGATCCCGTTAGGCCCAGCAGCTCCCAGTATTACCCGCTCGATAGGCACCTGCTGCAGCCCTTCCTGGATCTCCTTCCTGGATAGTTTCTTCATAAGTACTTGGTAGGTATATTCATACCCGCTAAGTATAGACTAACTTCCTGGTAGGGGACAATAGATAGAGTACTTACCTGGTTACTCTCTCTTCCTGGGTATTCTCTCCTACAGCTGCAGCGCTGTTGTGCTTCGCACCTTGCCGCCTTTTTAAAAATTAGAGCGGGCCAGCATGCCCTGCTTTACTTTTCCCTGGCACCTGGTGCACAAGTAACGCCCGCTAGAGCGCTGATTTTCCAGGGTTGAAAATATATTTCAATAACTTACGCAAAAACACTTGACAGGGTTTTGGGGCCTATGTTTATAATCAATCCGTCACTAGATGACACTTAAACAATTCAACTGCTAGGAGGTTTCAAGATGGAATTTAAACAAGTGCAAGAGCTCCCACTGGGAGAGTATGTCAAGCGCAAGGAAGACAGCGCAAAGGTTTACAGGCGTGGGCCGTATGATCGGCAGGATGAGATCCGCCTGGCTGCTGCTCGTGCTGTTTTAACTGAAAGAAGGAAGGGGAAAAAATGAGAGATTATCTCTTAGGTTTTTGTCGTGAGTTCAGCGGCCTGGCTGCTGCTGTTTTGCTGTCCGTGGTCCTGGGTAATTGTGCCCTGGCCGCTTTAAACCATATGGGGGTTTTATGAAAGATCTAGATTTTATTATTGAGACTGCAGGTCGTGCCCAGGGGCTGCTGATGCACCTGGAAACAAATTTCTACCCACCACTACCCAGCAGCGTGAAGCGGGTCTTCCAGGACGCTTTTCAAGGGTACTGGGCTGGGTTGTACGGGGTCGAAGGCCTGGAGCAGGAGCTGTCCAGGGTTTATCGTGGCCGCCTGGACCAGTACGATTTTTGGCAGTTCTTAGATGAGCAGGACGGGGGCTGGAATGAGTGAGCAGCTGCAGGACCTTATCCAGGACACTATCCGCTCACACTATGAGCGGGATTATCAGGCGGGCGTAAGTGATGCAGAGGCCCTGGGCGTAATGATCGCTCAGTACTTTGACTGGGACGGGATCAGGATCCTGGACGCTTTCCAGGCTGCGCTCACGGACGCCAATTTTCACAGCGTAAGCGCTGCCATTGATGAGATCAGAGAAAAGGAGCATTTATCATGATTAGATTATCTAAAACTAGCAAGCTGGACGGGATACTCTCCTGGTCTCTCCAGGCCCGTGACACTTGCCCAGGATCGCTAGAAGGTGGGCAGCTGGTGCCTGCCTGCGCTGGCTGCTATGCAGTAAACGGAAATTATCGTTATCCGAATGTAAAGCAGCCCCGCCTGGATAACAGGGAAGACTGGCAGCGTTCTGAATGGGTCCGTGACATGGTCCAGGAGCTGGACTCTTCCCGTTATTTTCGCTGGTTAGATAGCGGGGATCTGTACAGTGTGGATCTAGCTAAAAAGGTCCTGGAGGTAATGAAGCGGACGCCCTGGGTTAATCACTGGCTGCCTACCAGGATGCACAAGTTTAAAAAATTTGGGCCAGTGTTTGCGAAAATGCAAGCGCTGCCAAATGTGGCCGTCCGTTTTAGTAGTGACAGCGTTACAGGGGAATATGAGAAGGGGCTGCACGGGTCCGTGATCATTCCCCAAGCAGGGGACGCTCCAAAAGGCGTGAAGGTTTGCCAGGCATATGAGCACGGGGGCAAGTGTAGCGGCTGTAGGGCCTGCTATGACAAAAAAAACAAGGTGATCGCTTACCCAGCGCACGGGCTGACAATGCACAAGGTGATCAGGATCCAGCAAGCTGCTTAGTTGCTTCTTTTAGGCCTTCCCAGTGGAGGACTAAGGGGCTGCAATTGTGCTGCCGTTACTTTTAAGGGGGTTGTATGACTGAGAAGCAAAAAATCAGTAGAGCGCTGGCCCTGGCCTTTGCTCGTGGGATCCTGGACGGGGAGCAGCTGCTGCTCATCCTGGAGCTGTACAGAAAATGAGCGCATTAGATTATTTTCTAAGGGATTTTTGCCAGGTATCGGAGGATCTGCTGGCCTTCGGCCTGGTAATAGGCGGCCTGTATATGCTCCTGGCTGCCTGCTCCTGGCTTGTCCGCCTGGGGAAAAAATGAGCGGAGCACGGGATCGAACCGATTTCTTGCTTTAGCATGAGGCGTAATTTTTGAATTTTCACAATTTAAGGAAAAAAGAGATGGAAAAACATTTAGTATTTTTCGGCCGCATGGAGTTCGGGGACTTTGTCAAGGGCAAGGACTCCTTCCCGATGGTGATCTTGCATGAGATTGAGGCGCAATTAGTCATGACGGAGATTGAAGCCGATGATTTTATGGTGGAGCACGGCTATGACGGATATTTGATACCCGCAATATTTGAAGGTGAGATTTTATTTTCTAACAAGGAGCAAGAGCATGAACCAAAATGACAAGGACGCACAGAAGTGGATGGAGGCTAACGCCAAGTGGCAGTATAGGGAGCTGATCAAGGCTAAAGAGTCAGGGGACGCTTACTACATAGATAAAAATGGTTATGTGAATATTGAGGATAAAAAAAATGAACAGAGATAAATTATTAGAGCGCTGCCGTGAGCTGCGTAACATGGGCAGCTTTGCCTATAACCTCAGTGAGACGGCATTGTGTGCGGATGATAAGAACCTCAAAATTCTGATGGATGCATTCCCGCAGTTACTCAACCCTGACTATGAGAGATTTGCTGAGCCGTGGTGGCACAAGGCCCAGGTTTATGTCAATGACGAGTGCGGCAAATGAACCTAAGTCTATGCAAGGGAAAGGTACCCGTTTTTATAGGTGATCAGGTTCAGCTGGTGCCTTTTCCTGAGCGCAAGGAGTTTGACTTGATGTTTAAGTCGAACTCCAAGGCTTTGCGGGAAAAGTACTGGAACATCCTAAAAATGCGATCAGAAGGCCATACTTTACAATCGGTGGGTGGTACTTATACTCTCACTCGTGAAAGGATCAGGCAGATTGAGGCCCGTTTTTTAAGGAAAGTAGCAACTTCTTTAAGGACTGACTCGCTTTGAATGTGCCGTGTTTTAAATGATAATCGTTGAAATCCTCCCCGACTGTCTCGGAGATCCAATACGGATGGCCTGTATTTTTGGCGCTGCGCTCTCCGATACTGTTGGGGTCATTATCAGCAACGACTATACCCCGCCCGACATTCCGTGCTACCAGCTCCATGTTGCTTGCACTAAAACATATATAGATAACATGAGGCAAATTAAGCTTGCCCAGGATGTCACGGATGGACAGGCCAGTCGCATACCCCTCGCAAAAGATCGGTGTGCCCTTTGTCCCAATCATGAATACTGCGCCTTTACTAACTTGACCATGCAAGAACTTCTTACGCCCCTCTTCATCAATGAGCTGGCAGCCTACCAATTGGGAGTTGCACCGCATTGGAATAGCTAGGATCTTCCTGGCGTCTTTAATAAATACATTACCCTGTTCTTTCTCAAAACCTTTTTTCTCCAGGTAAGGATGGGTATCAAGGCGGCAGCACTCCATGATCGAGGCCGCACGATCAGCAGCGATATCGGCCAGTTGCTTACGCTCTGTATTAGAAGTATTAATACGGGCTCGGATCTCAGGACTATTCTTTGTCTTGCCATCGGCAAACCAGGTCGCTGGTTTATCCATCGTGGCCCAGTTAATAGCCCAGCCTACTTCCCCTAAAAATTTATACCTCCCATTGTTCGAACGGGGATGATCTACAGTAGGCGTGGGGACCCATTTATCGTATTGCAAACTGTGATTAACAATCAAACCATTGGCCCTGCAAAAATCACTAAACTCCATTGGCTACTTTCATTTTATGTTGCCGCTTGCTCCAGGCAATATTGCGACTCTTAACCCAGCGCTCTGTCTCTAAGCTGGCACTGCGTGGATGCTCTTTCAAACCACGAGGCCATACGCCAAACTTCTCACGATACTTATTGGCAGCCCAGTTAATGTTATAGACTTTGCGCTGAGCAATATAAATTAATTCAGAATAAAAATTCTGCTTCACATCCATGGATGATTTGCTCTGAGCTCGCAGCTCAACCATCTCACCCATTAATGACTCGATCTGTTTTCGAGGCCGTACATAACCGCAGCTGGCGCAGGATAAACTACCCTTCGGCCATAGCGCTGCACAAGCAGGACATTTACACTCTTTCTTTTCTTTTTCGGTCGGTTCTTTTTTCGCTTTCTCGCCCGTGTGATCTAAATCTTTAACGCCATCAGCATACACGCTGTCCCAGTCATTGCGAAAGCGCAGATAGTTACCCGAATGATCTAGCCATAGACCAAATTGTTTACTAGGATGAGATCGCATGACCCGACCCATTTGCTGAACATGGGAACTAAAAGACTTACTAAATGGGCGAGCTGATATCCCAATGCAAACATCAGGCACATCGAAGCCACGAGTAAGAATATCAGTAGCGATAAGCCCATGAATACTACTGTTTGGCTTGGCGAATTCATCTATAACCTCCTGTTTATATTCTGCGTTATCAAGATACGATACGCTGACAAAGTTGTAACCCTTCCTGGCAAACTGCTCTGCTAAATCTTGGCCGTGCTTGACGCCTGCACAAAAGACAATCGTCTTTTTAGGGCCGCCAAATATCTCATGCGTTTTCTTAACCCATTCGGTAACAATGTCACCTGTGATCTGCATACCACGCTCGGTCACTTGATCGGGGCTCCATTCGCCTGCAATCTTTTTGACGCCCGTCATATCAATTTCTTTAGCGATATAAACCTTGAGCGGGCACAACCATTTAGTATCAACTAATGACTCAGTAGTCGAAGCGCATACGACATTAGAATAAATCGATCCCAGGCCTTTAGTAAATGGCGTAGCAGTAAGACCGATCACTTTAATCTTAGGATTGTTCTTGATGATTTTAGTAATTGCAGAGCGAGTGATGTGACACTCATCGACAATCATTAAATCAATATCAGGAAAATTATTTCTGCGCTCGATAGTTTGTGACGAGCAGATTTGAATGCGCCTGGTTTTATCTTGGCGCTTGTGCTGCGCTTGTATAACGCCATGGCCGATACCATATTTATCTAAACGGGCCGAGGTCTGGTCGATCAATACAATACGATCCAATACCATAGCTGCCTTGTGATAATTGTCTGCCGTAGCCTTCATTAAATAAATGGCTACTTCAGTTTTACCAAATCCAGTAGGTGCGTATAGAAGTTGGCAGCGATGGCCGTCTTTAAATCCTTGGCGCAATGCTTCCACAACACCAGTTTGGTGTTCTCTGAGAGCTAACTCCATACTACTTCTTCTTTTTAAGTGCTTTGAGCTGGCGGATCAAGTCGGCATTACGTTCCTGGAACATATTGCGACTATCTGTCAACGCTGCAATCTCAATTTCTTGGATGCGTACTTGCTCTCTTAACTCAGTGACGAGATCGTGTATCCAATCTACTTCTATGTCTGTTGCATCCCATCTACGGGCCGCAATAATATCTTTTGCTTTTGTCAGTTCTGTATCGAGGTGTACTACAGTGTCGGTTAATTCGTGAATCTGTTCGTTAATAAAATCCATTACGGGCTCCTAGCAGTTGGAGCTATTATTCTATCAAATTACAAAGCCGTATTCAAGTTAATTTCTAAGAACAAACCCTTAGGTACATCATAAAAATATTCGCCATCAGCGATGCGAGTATTTCTAATTTCTCTAAGTGGTTGTTCTGTAATGATGTTAGTGTCTACATACCACGCCCGTGTCAAGCTGCGGTTGACCACAAAATAAATGGTTCTCATATCATTGTTAAACAATTTCTTCTTACGCTGCGGAATATGAATGGTATTGAATGGACAGTTTTCCCAGTCACGCATCTCTAACTCTGCGTACCCGATTGACTTTCCATCAGAATTCTGTATCAGCAAATCTACTTTGTATAGCTGATATTCCACGGCCGTCAGATTCCAAACATCTTTTACATATTGAGTGATAGCTATCCTGGCTGGAGGATCACAAGCATCATGTACGGCCTGGTTAAATTTCGCTGTTTTCATTTCGTCTTTTTAAGACATCTTTAAGCCTACAGTTATAAGAACAATACCCACGTTTTCTGTGGTGTAGCCATTCTACCTTCATAAAACTCAGATTACAGATACATTTCATAAGACCTCCAAATTTTCGGGATTGCTAGATTCAAGATACACCTATCCCTACTATGAGGAATAGGTGCTTCGGTCTTGCTGAGTTCTTGTGGTACATATTGCTTCGATGTCTTTGTCGTGCCTAGGTCTGTCATTATCACATCATCGGTCTATCCATACAGGACGGTTCCCATTTCTTACCAAGCAATAACGGTAAGCTGGGGGCATTTCTGCCATAGTAGTTTCTAGGGGTATTTACAGCCTTTACCGTAGCAACACCAATGAGTACGGGCTAGACGTAAGTAACAGAGTCAGGAACACAAACGAAATCCATCGTAGTGTTCCCCAACACTGATACCTAGCATTTGCCAAGTATAGCGTGAAAATTATTTTGTGCAAGTACAAAAGAAAGAGCCCTTAGATCAGGGGAAATCTAAGGGCTCTGGAGGGATCGTGGATCACCTGCGGGGGGCTTGCGTTGCCGACCATTGACTGCTAGGTACAAGTGTTGGCTGTCTTTTTTAAGGACCTACTAAATATAGCAGATGTATTCTATTTTTGTCAATAGGTAGTGTTTATTTTGTTGTTTTCAAATAACCAGCCAATTGTGCTGCGGTGTGCTTCTTCCCATTTTTCAATACGTTCAGCCTTGGAGAGCTTGGTACCCTGGTCGATTTCTTGGTGACAGACAGAGCATAATGCTGCGATGCGGTAATCATTTGCCTTAAGTCCTCTGCCTTTACCGTCCCGAAGCTGATTGGAATGTGCAGCCACAACTGTGCCGTCTTCTCGACCACACGCCTGGCATGGGGATTGCCTAATAACATCCAGTAATTTCCTATTTCTATACATAATTTATGATAACATTCATTGACTTACGAGGAGTCAAAATGACCACTATTATAGGCGATTGGGGCCGTAAAATACTAGTTGCAGATAGCCAGTTTACGGATTCGGATGCTGGCATCAAGTACTTTGAGGACAAGGTCTTTGCCATCGATGGTGGCTGGCTAGGCGTTGCTGGAAACTACTGCGATGCTGAAAAGGTGCTGGACTATGTCAGCAAAAAGAATAAGACCAAGCCTAAGCTTAAAGCTGATAGTTCTTTTCTAAAAATCACGGCCGAAGGATTGTTTTCCTGCGGAGATGACCTGGAATGGGAACGTGTTAGAACCTTCATGGCGATTGGCAGCGGAGCGATGGCTGCCGAGGTATGCATGAGGATGGGATTAGAGCCTCAGCAAGCCGTTAAATGGGCGTGTAACGTGGACGTGAACAGCCATGAGCCCATCAAAACATTCGCCCTTGGAAAAGACCATCCAGTGCTTTGGGTTGGAATTACAGAGGAATAGAAAAATACAACATTACTGTTGTGTTTGATAGGAAGAATAGAGTAAACATGACTCTAGATTACAGAGTCAAAAATGTTACATGAAACAAACTTTCACTATTGCAGTGCAATAATCCCCAGTTTGATACCTAAAAGTATATATTTAGTATATACATTGATACCTATATGTATAAATTGAGCCGTATTTTATACATTTACGGCTTATTGTAAAGTTACTAGACAGTAATTTTTTATATTAGTAACTTTCCCGTTCGGTAAGTTTTGTGTACTTTATGCTACTTTTTCGTACATTCTTCCCGTTCGGGAAACTTTTTTGTTTTATGTCATATATAGGGTTTACCCTAAGTTTGCATGAAATCTTAAGAAAAATTCATGCAAAAATGTGACATCGATGTCCTATATTTGTATACTTTGAGAAACAAAAAAGGTTGCAAAAAGCAACCTTTAGGTACTAATTGGAACCTATTACTTCTTCTTAGGCTTAAAAAAGTCTTCCCAAGTTGAGACTACTGCATTAATCCAAAACTCATAAGCCTGTTTGGTGCGCTCGTTCAGCTGTTCATACTTTTTATACTGCTCTTCAAATGTAAACATAAATAACTCCTTAAGTAGGTTAATGACTCATTTATAAGTCAATTGTTGCATTGCACCATTTTACAGGAATATTAGTCTACTTGTACATGGGGATTTTTAACCCCTAGGCGTATGATTTCTTCATCCGTGAGGTCTGGAACGAACCGAAAGCCGCAGATCAAGCGGTTCATCTTTTGGGCGTTACCCCGATGCAAGATCGTAGTATTGACCAGCGCAGCCCTAGTATCGTAATACAGCCTGGCGATCTCCCAGGTTTTATCGGTCTCAATAAAGGCAAACTGACTGGCTGCATCCATACCAAACTGGGCCGTGTCGTGCAGCTTCGTCACATCGGTATCGTGCCAGGAGGTATAAGAGCCTTCGTAGTCCGATAGGCCTAGGTTCAAGGACTGAGTTAAATACTGTGGGTCATAGGTATCTACGTGCACTACATGATCGGCCATATCGTTTAGTTTTTGCGTAATCAGCAGCCGATGAAACTTTGAAACCAACCCCATTTTTATTAAAAATTCATGCACTTTTGGGCATTTGGCCAGGACTTGATCAGCCCAAATATTATAGGCTGTAGGATTGCTGCGGTACCCTACATCGACCGTATGTATTAAGTTAATCAGCTCCTGGCGTATGTCTTCCAGGTTGGGGATGTCAACATAACTATAGAACCAGCTGGGGTGCAGTGGCCTGTACTGTAATTCATTCATAGGTGTATTTAAAAAAGTCTAAGTCGTGCTCAAACACTTTAGCAACCTTTTTACGTTCTTTGTCAGTGTAGTAATCTTGATATTGACTGTGCTGTGTTGCATTATTTTTGCCCAAAGGGGTATAAATTCCAAATAAATCTTGGATCACTCTAAAGTCATTGTCAATATTTTCCAATTTAAGTAACCAAGTAACGCCATTGGCAATCCACTCATATTGGTTGGTGGCGGGCGTGAACCAGTGCATGGTTTGATGATGCTCAAGGCGATCTACAAAAGTAGCAAAGTCAGGAAAGGATTCTTTCATATTATTCTTGGCCCGAAAGTGCTGGCACCAATCGCATGTACCATTCTTAGCATAAAAATAGCCACTTAACACACGGGCATAAGGATTTCTCACAATGGCGAAGGTACGCATAATCGGAATATAGGCTGCCATTTGAGTTAGGCTTTGATGGTAATAAAGTAAATAAACTTGATTGCCCAACTGCATCCTATGATCTAAAAACCATTGAATAACAGAATTACCTGCATTTTTAGGGATGTGAGCAAAGGTTAGGCCATGATTAGGGATGTGCACGGCTGTCATTCAGGCATCCATTGCTTGGGAGGTCTGTCATCGCCTTCGATATAAGTTTTTGAAAAGAGCGTCAACATCCGTAGATTGCACATGGCATGGGCCAAATGGGGTAGACCAGACTCAGGATCATTTTCTTCTCCTTGTTGCCAGGCCGCCATATGGCGCATAGCGCAAGCGAACGGCACGGACCACGGCATTCCCTTCATCCAGTTATGGGCTGCATACTTCTTAGCACCATACTCCCAGACCTTTGCTTCATCTTCTAGGGTGCATAGCGGGATCAGGCTAAAGTCTGCCTTACCGCTGTTATATCGGGCGCCAGAGCCCTTCTCTTGACTATTAACATCTCCCACGTTCATGCAACACTCCCCCTTGTTTGAATCAAATATGCCCCGTAATTGGCAAATGCGTAGCCCGCATACATACAGGCCAGACCCATATTGCCACGCAGCGCATTCTCAGCGCAAATATACAGGTAAATGAGGCCCGTAAGAATAATTAACCAGCTGCTCATGTCTCTTGTGCCTTTCTTAGTGCCACTCTGATGCAATGTGTCACTACTGCAATAAAATTTGCGTTTGCTTCTTTGTCTGATATAGGAAAATGTTTCCAAAGAACCTCATATATTTCCTCATCTGTTAGTGTCTTTACTGGATGGGTGTAGAGTGGAATATCATCCCAACTTTCTTTTTCATTTGTAACCATAGTTTCAGTAAAACCAAACTGCAATTCATTTTTACCAATCCACGCTACTGGTTCAATGTTCATTTATCACTTGCTTTCTTTAGTTGCGCTTCCAATATGGCAATCCTGTCACGCTGTGCTTGGTGGCGTAGTTCGTACTTGGTTAGCTTTTCTTGTTGCTGGCGTAGTAGGATGGCTACCTCAACAAGTGGTTTATTACCATATTCCTGTGATGCTTCATCGCACCATTGAGCTAATTGTTCTGCTGGTAGTTCATTTGCGTTCATTTTTGTGCCTTTTCTAATAATTCGTCAAGCATCATATTTCCTAAGTTTTCGTAACTTTTTATTTTGTTTTTCAACGCCTCAATTTCAGCTTGTTGCTGGCGTAGTATAGTGGCTGCTTGGCTCATTAGTGGGTTTGCGAACTCTTCTAATTCATCGGCCAGTTCATTTGCGTTCATTAAAAGCTCCAGGTCTTGGTAACAGTAACACTGACTTCGCCCTGCTCGGCCTCGACATCTATATCAACGGATGATATATCTTCTTTCTTTTTAAATATGTCATCCCACTTTTTATCAAACTCTTCCATAGGAATACCTAATGGCCGTGGTGCATCGCCCTTCCCACCGTCTCTCATTTTTCTCTCACATTCAATAAATCAGATGGCTTGATGCCATGCTTTTCTAAAGTATTTTTAATCTTTTCCATGGCTGTTCTTTCGATATACGCCACTAGCCCACGACCGATACCCAAAGTTTGAGCAACTTCTCTTTGAGTCATAACGAAATCATATTCTCTTTCACTATTCATTAGCAGCGTCCGTCTATGTCAATTTCTTTTTTCTTTTTTGCGTGTTTGATTGCTGGCTTTCTTCCTTTAACTGTTTTAGAAGGCTTAGCGCTATCTCGTGCATTAATTTGGTCGGCAGTGGCGTGTTCATCAATTGCTTGCTTAAGCATACTGATAAGGCCCCATTGCACGAGCGTTTCGAGTCCTTGCTTGTCAAATTTAACGAGAGCGTCAGCTGAGCCATCTTTATTTTCCTTTGTAATTTTTACTGTGATTTCCATGTTTATCCTTAAATGTAAGTACAGGTTTTTCCAATGCTTCTACGGCCCACTGCAAATATTGTTTAATATCTTCCTTACTTTCTCCGCTCATTGTGGCCGTGCAGTAACCCAAAGGCTTTCCAATTTGGTCGTAATATACTTCGCATATTTCAATACATTTGTCCTCAGGAAATTCAGGATCTGTGACATTTACTAAGCGAAGATTCCAAGTCATTTCATTGCCCTTTCGCTATCTTTAGCCCAGTTCTTTAAAGCTTTATCAAACAATACTTGCAGCTCTATGATAGCGTTTCCTTGAATGCGTAACATATTGGTTACTATCTTTTTAAACTCATCATTCTGAACCCAGGTTAAATCCTTTTCCATCTCATCAGCCAGTTCAAAGGCATTCATAGATGCCAGTCTGTCTTCGGTAGTAAAAGTTGTCATTTAGTTCCTTTCCCAGCGAACCTACGCTCGCTAATTTTCTTTAAACAATTTGCACATTTAAAACGAGTCACCTTTTTATTGGCGGTTGGCACTACTTTACCAGTTTCTTCAGGCTGAAACGACATACAAGAAGAACAGTATTTAAGCTTCACTTTTCTTTCTCCGTTTGATAGGCGGCAATCCAGCTGGTTTAGAATCTCTGGCTTCCACCATGGCATCGGCCAGGTACCAAATATTAGCTGGCTCAATCTCTTCTGATGGCAACCTGGACAGCAGGCCGTTCAAAATAAACATGGCAAAGCAATCCCGAAGGTCTTGTTCATTCATTAGTGCACCTGCCTGACAATATTCTTTAAACGGCTCTTAGCATGGCGAAAAGACTTAGTAAAGGCGTATACGGCCTTTTCCTCCTCCATGCCCATCTCCACGGCTATGGTTGATAACACCATCGACACGGCCGATAAAATGGTATTGGTTTCTACGTCTGCTTTTGGCGCCAATAAATGAAATATCTCTAGGGCAATTTTTCTAGAAGGATCTTCCTTTAATTTCTCATCAAGCATGGTGTTGTGTATTACATCGCTCATATTAATCTCTCATTCCATATTCTTCTACTTCATCGCCCATTGCCAGTCGGCAACCCATAGGATCCAAATCGCAGTTTGGATAGGATGGGCAAGCTACATGGGAATAACCATTACCGCCATAATCTACGCCAGACTTCTTTTTACGAGCTTTTTTAATATTTGTTTCAACCAAATAAACTTTGCTTTGCTCTTTTTGAAAATCAATGTTCAAGACTTTGCGTTCCAATGGATCAGTTTGCATAATTTTTTTATTTAATTTTTTGATTGCAGAGTCTCCATCTTTAGCCTCCACTTCAAATATCAAATAACTGGTTTCTTGCGCCATAATATGTAGCTCGTATCTATTCATTTGGCCAGCTCCTGAATCCTTTCGGAAAGTACTACGCCCAAATCTTTACCTTTAACGGCAATCATCTGGGCCTCTTCGCAGTCATATATTACTTTGGCTGCATCTGTTATGCCTTTGTTATAACCTGATGTGTATACATCCGTGCCATCGACCAGCATTCCAATGGCGTTACGAATTAACTCAGATGCCTTCCGATCTTTAGCAAAGCCTTTCAGCTTTGCGTGATGATCTTCTGGCAAATACACTGAGTATGGGATTAGTTTTTTTGTATCCATGCTGAGTATTCTTTTCTTATTTTATCTAACAGTATTTGAGCTTCACGATTGGTTTTAAGTTCAGACCTAGATTGGATGTCAAGGTAGCTACGCAACCACTCCGTAGCCTCCTCTTCATCTTCATCAATAATGCGGTCATCGTGGTGCAAAAACTTCCAAAATTTGGGCTCACGGCATAACCAGCCAGCGATACGAATAGCTTTATCACCCGCATACATTTCAGCGCTGATAGGCTGTTCGTTATCGCCAATCCTGACCATGACTACTTGATACCGTGCCCCGACAAAATCCCTGATCAGTTCATCAGGAATATCGTCAGGATGCATGGATAAAGTCAGTACATAGCCAGTCTTGTCTTGCTTAAGCCCAACCTTGACTCCCTCAAAATTTAAGGTCTGCAATTTGTTTCTCCAGGTATTTGATAACAAACTTCCACTTATCAATCTCTTCGTAACGCTGAACACAGATGCGGGCAAGCTCTTCATTTTCCTGGCGTAGAACACTAAGCTCTACTTCTTGTTTCTGAGCTACTTCTTCCCAGTGCACGGGCGCACGTTCGGCAATCAACCGCTGAATGTTAGCCTCATGAGCTGCCCTGGCGTCTTGCTCCATTTGATCAAATGCTGCATCAACTTCTTGTTGCGTTGCTTTGGCTGGGCGGCCACGCTTTTTTAATAATTTCATGATTATTCCCAAGGGTTCTTTGGTTTAGATCCTTCTGGTGCTTCGTATGGCTCAGACGCTTTCAACGAAAGATAGTTCATGCCATTCTTAGAAGTATTGTTCCAGGCTGCTACTGCAATCTTAACCAATGGACCTTTGGATTTATCCATCTGCTCAATGATAAAAGTCTTATCAATGTGAAGATCGCCACGCATATCTGGCTGGCTGCCAGTTTTATTGGAGTTGGCAAACATTGCGCCTGAGTTTGGTTTTTGCTCGTAAGTCATTATTAATCCTTTTTAAATGAGTTTTTTACTTCGGTAAATTTGACCATCATATTCGCAAAAAATACGGGGTCAGCTGCTTTGACGGTATCAAATAGAACTTTGTTCTTTTTAAATATCGTCAGAACATCGGCATCGCTAGTGCATAAGTCTAGCAACATATGGGATGAATCCTGAACCAACTTGAGCCAATCTGCTTTTTCTCCTTCTGGTGGCGGATCAATCACAATCTGAAACTCACCATGCTTGCCTGCAATCTTGGCAGGGGACATTTTGATAGGAGGAATAACAGGCTGTGGCTTGGGCGTATGTACGGGCTTTGGTGGCTCATCATCGCTTGGAATATCCTCGCCCGCATAGATATACAGGCCAATACCGAAGCAGGCAATACACTTTGTCAAGCAGCGCATCTGTGCGTCAGAAATTCTGCGTGAGTCAGGTTGGCGCACGGCATTGTTACGATTGTCCATGACTGGTAATTGCATTTCCATGATCTTGCCAAAAGCATGGACCTGGCAGCTAACCATCATGGTTTCGTTGTATTCTACTGGCGCACCAAAGGCCCAAGTAGCGGTAGGGTCATTCGTGAGAAGCTGATCAACGGCCCATGCCCATGACAGATAAGTAAGGTTACCCTTCTTTTCGGTATGTTCATTGACGTTAATCTTTTTTAATTCTGCATATGTTTTCATATTGAGTTATCCAAAACAGTGTGAGTGAGAGCGCAAGCAAGATCATAAACCTCTTGAGCTATCTCTTTATAGTTAGCAGGGGTGATATCAATTAACTCATCCTTGCCGTAGGTAACCTTATGATTGCTTGCCAGGGCAACCATAAAGTCATAAATCATTTCTTGACGTGTTTTCATGCTTTTTCTCGCCAATTGAGTTCTTTCCACAATTCATTATTCTTTTGCTTCATATCAGCCAGCTCGGCTTCTAACTTAGAGATGGTGATGGTGAAGTTGTATTGGGCGATCAATAAACCTTCAATCTGGTCTTCTTGAACTTTTAGTGCTTGAGTGGCTGGTGCTACGATACGCTCCAGCTCTCTTGCGATTTCAGATGCGATCATTTTGCTGCTCCTTATAGTCTTGATACTGTTTACACCACTTGTTAACCGCACAATAGCTGTCACACCGTGTGCGCTTACCTGGGCGATGATCTATGTCATAAGCATCTCCTAGGTCTGCTAATGCGCCCATAGCCTTCTCTGGGGTGTCGTACAGAGAATGAGCACGTTTACCGCCAATCTTCTTAATCGCCCAAACCGCAGGCTTTTCCCACATTTCATCTGGGGTACAATCAGGCAAGGATCCACCAGTTTCCAAGGCGAAGTCACATTCAGAATGTGCCGCAATGCGGGCTTTTATGAAATCCTCTCGCTCTTGAAAAGACCATAAAGGAATAGGGATTTCTACCACTGGGGCTTCAGGATACTTCTCTTTAGAACCCACATCGTCCTCTTTCCAATCCTTGAGGACGGCAATAATAGTCAGGCCGACCACAGAGATTTTTTTGACTTTCTCTACCAAATAAGCATACAGATTGAGCTGATATTCCCATTCAATCTTTTCGTTCATTACGGCCCATACAGAGGTCGTTTTGTAGTCCTTAACAATCATGCCCTGTGGGTGTGGCGTCTGGACGTCAACGGCCCCGCTTAGCTTCCAGCCATCTAACTCAGTATGCAAACGCTCTTCAGTAATGTCATGCGGCTCTTTATGGCGCTCTAAGATCTCATGAATAGCCGTGCCTACCATGGCCCAGATCATGCTGGCTACGTCCTGCTCAATTTCATCGTCATACTTCTTTGCTAAGGCCACAATCTTCGGGCTATTGATTAACTGAGTAACCGATAGGTGGGCCTCACCTTTGTTGTAAGACGGCCTCTGCAGGGCGTTTACGAACGCCTGGGGGATCTTATACTTGTTGGTAAATTTCATTGGATTTCTTTTCAAGTTTGATGTTAAAAGCCATAAGCTGCTCATCAGTCAAAGGGCGGATGCCAAGCTCTTCATCCATCTGCTTAAAAACTGCTCTCAAAATTTCGTTTTGCATCGGTGTAAAGATATCGTCTTCCATCTTCTTTCTCCTTAATGTAAAGCCAGTTGAGAGGCAAGTGACTT